AAGTGGTAAATGGGAGAGACCTGATAATATATTAAACAACTGGAGGGTTACAAAAACTACACTACGTCTTGGTTCTAGAATTGTAGGTAAATGTATGATGGGCTCAACTTCAAATGCTTTAGATAAAGGTGGAGACAATTTTAAAAAATTATACAACAATTCAGACGTTACTAAAAGAAATAGAAACGGACAAACATCTTCTGGACTCTATAGCTTGTTCATTCCTATGGAATGGAACTACGAAGGATTCATCGATACTTATGGATTACCTGTCTTCATTAGAGGTAAAAATACAGTCAAAGGAGTTGATGGTTATGAAATTGCAACAGGAGTTATAGAACACTGGGAAAATGAAGTTGAAGGCTTAAAGTCTGATCAAGATAGTTTAAATGAATATTATAGACAGTTTCCAAGAACTGAAAAACATGCTTTTAGAGATGAGACTAAACAAAGTCTTTTTAACTTAACTAAAATATATGAGCAAGTTGATTATAATGAAGATTTTAACAATAGAGCTAATATAACTAAAGGTAGTTTCCAGTGGTTAAATGGAATTAAAGATACTGAGGTGATATTTGTTCCAAATAAAAACGGTAGATTTCAAGTTAGTTGGGTACCACCTAAATCACTTCAAAATCAAGTGATTATAAGAAATGGAACAAAATATCCTGGAAATGAGCATATTGGCGCTTTTGGATGTGATAGTTATGATATATCGGGAACTGTTGATGGTAGAGGTTCTAAAGGATCATTACATGGTCTTACTAAATTTAGTATGGAAGATGCACCACCAAATCATTTTTTCTTAGAATATATATCAAGACCACAAACTGCTGAAATATTTTTTGAGGATGTTTTAATGTCATTAGTATTTTATGGCATGCCTATACTCGCTGAAAACAACAAACCAAGATTGTTATACTACTTAAAACGTAGAGGTTATAGAGGTTTTTCAATGAATCGCCCTGACAAAGTTTGGAATAAACTTTCAGTAACGGAAAAAGAAATAGGTGGAATACCTAACTCAAGCGAAGATATTAAACAGGCGCATGCTGCAGCTATTGAAGCTTATATTGATACTTATGTAGGTTTAAAGCAGGATGGCTATGGAGATATGTATCATCAAGATACATTAGAAGACTGGGGTAAATTTAATATAAACAATAGAACCAAACATGATGCATCTATTAGTTCTGGATTAGCTATAATGGCTTGTAATAAAAACAAGTATAAACCTATAGCAGAAAGAACTTTGAAAAAAGTAAATTTAGGAATAAAAACATTCAACAATGATGGTATCCTTTCAAAAATTAATAAATAAATGATATACACTAATACTAGAAGCTCTTTTCCAGATCAAGTAATTCCTCAAGAAGAGAAGATGACTACAGAATATGGTCTTCAAGTAGCTAGAGCTATAGAAGGTGAATGGTTTAGTCAAGGTGTCGGTGGCAATAGATATTCTTTTAATTATACTATATTCCATCAACGAAGATTATACGCTAGAGGAGAACAGTCTGTTCAAAAATACAAGGATGAATTGTCTATAAATGGTGATTTGTCTTATTTAAATTTAGATTGGAAACCTGTACCGGTAATTCCTAAATTTGTAGACATCGTTGTTAATGGTATGTCAGATAAAATGTATGATATACGAGCATTTTCACAAGATCCAGCTTCACAAAAGAAAAGAACTGAATACGCTAATAAAATATATAGAGACATTCAAGCTAGAGAGTTTATTCAAACTATGCAACAAGAGTTAGGTATAGATCTTAAAGAAGCTCCAGCTGGCGCTCCTGAAACTGAGGAAGAGTTAGAAATACACATGCAATTAGATTACAAGCAATCTATTGAAATAGCAGAAGAAGAGTTAATAGAAAATACTTTAGCTAAAAACAAATATGATCTAACTAGAGCTAGATTCAATAGAGACTTAGTTGTGTTAGGCATTGGAGCTGTTAAAACTTCTTGGAATAAATCAGAAGGTATTGTTGTCGACTATGTTGATCCAGCTAATTTAGTTTGGTCTTATACAGAAGATCCTAATTTTGAAGATATATATTATGTTGGTGAAGTTAAAAATATTAGTTTACCAGAGCTTAAAAAAGAATTTCCTGAATTAACCAATCAACAATTAGAGCAAATACAAAAATTTCCAGGCAATACTAATTACACTAGAAACTGGACAGGTAAAGACAATAACAACACTGTGCAAGTATTATATTTTGAATATAAAACTTATATGGATCAAGTATATAAAATAAAATATACTGAAAATGGTTTAGAAAAAGCTTTAGAAAAGCCTGACTTTTTTAATCCACCACCAAGCGATAATTTTGACAAAGTTTCAAGATCAATAGAAGTACTATATTCTGGAGCTAAAATATTAGGTCACGATATAATGTTAGACTGGAAAATTGCAGAGAATATGACCAGACCTTATTCAAACACTGTTAAGGTTAATATGAATTATCAAATAGTTGCACCTCACATGTATAAAGGTCGTATAGAGTCAACTGTAGAACGTATGATAGGTTTCGCTGACATGATTCAATTAACTTCCTTAAAACTACAGCAAGTGCTTTCTAGAGTAGTTCCTGATGGTGTGTTTATGGATGTAGATGGTTTAGCAGAAGTAGACCTTGGTAATGGTACTAATTATAATCCAGCTGAAGCGTTAAATATGTATTTCCAAACAGGTTCTATAGTTGGTAGATCAATGACGCAGGACGGTGATATTAATCAAGGTAAAGTTCCAATACAAGAATTAAATACCTCTTCAGGTGGTCAAAAAATTAATTCTTTAATATCAACTTACGAGTATTACTTAAAAATGATTAGAGACGTAACCGGACTTAACGAAGCAAGAGATGGTACTATGCCAGATAAGCAATCATTAGTTGGTTTACAAAAGTTAGCTGCTGCTAATTCTAACGTAGCTACTAGGCACATATTAAATGCTAGTTTATTTCTTACACTAAGAGCTTGTGAAAACATATCATTAAGAGTTGCTGATAGTATACAGTTTGATTTATTAAGAGAAAGTTTAATAGATAGTATAAGTTTATATAATGTTAAAACCTTAGAAGAAATACAAAATCTTCACCTGTATGATTTTGGTATATATTTAGAGGTTGAACCAGATGAAGAAGCTAAAGCTGCTTTAGAGCAAAATATACAAATAGCTTTACAACAACAATCAATAAGCCTGCCAGACGCTATAGAAATTAGAGAAATAAAAAACTTAAAATTAGCTAATAAACTACTAAAACTTAAGCAAGAACAAAAAGCTGAAAAAGATCAACAAAACAACTTAGCTAATATAAAAGCTCAAGCTGATGCAAACGCGGAAGCTTCTGAAAGAGCAGCTATGGCTGAGGTTCAAAAGCAACAAGCTTTAGCACAAACTACTTTACAAATCGAGCAAGGAAAATCTCAATTTGAATTACAAAGAATGCAGAGCGAAACTGAATTAAAAAAGCAATTAATAGAATTACAGTATGGGTTTGATAAAGAGTTGAAAGCTATGGAAGTTCAAGGAATGAGAGAGAAAGAAGCTTTCATTGAAGATCGTAAAGATGAAAGAACTAAAATACAAGCAACTCAACAAAGTCAACTAATACAACAAAGACAGGACGGCACGTTGCCAACCAATTTTGAAATGCCTAATAACTAGGCGAATTATTATATAATATCATATCATGGAAAATAAAGAAAACACACCACAGGAGGGTGACTTTAAAATAAAAAAGCGCCCTAAAAAATTATCCAATAACAAACCAGAATCTAACAAAATAGATTTATCTAAAAAACCAGAGATCAAAGAAACTGAAATAGCTAAGATAGATTTAAATAAAAATAAAGAAGATGCCATTCAAACACAAAGCACAAATGATAGCAATGTTATTGTCGAAGAAAAGAAAAACGAGACAAGTAGCAAAGAAGTGGTTGAAGAAGTACGGGGCGCCGAAGAAGTAGTTTCGCCAATAGTAGAAGTAAAAGAAGAAGAAGTTAAAGAAGAAGTTAAAGAAGCTACTAGTGAATTAAAAGAAGCTATAAGAGACGAAAAGGTGACAGGTAAACCTTTACCAGAAAATATAGAAAAACTAGTTTCATTTATGGAGGATACTGGTGGAACAGTTGAAGACTACGTAAGACTAAACGCTGATTATTCATCAGCTGATGATGTTACTTTATTAAAAGAATTTTATAAACAATCTAAACCTCATTTAGATAACGAAGAAATTGAGTTTTTACTTAATGATGAATTTTCGTATGATGAGGAAGAAGATGATGAAAAAACTGTACGTAAGCGTAAGCTTGCAATAAAGGAAGAGGTTGCTAAAGCCAAAAACTTTTTAGAGCAAACAAAGAGTAAATATTACGACGAGATCAAGTTGAGACCGGGCGTTACTCAAGAGCAACAAAAAGCTATGGATTTTTTCAACCGATACAATAGTGAGCAAGACAAGGTAAACAAAACTCGTGAAGATTTTATTGATAGATCAAACAAGTTTTTTAATGAAGATTTCAAAGGTTTTGATTTTAAATTAAAAGATAAAAATGTGAAATATCAAGTTAGTAATCCAAGTGAGTTAGCAAAAAATCAAAATGATATTGCAAATTTTCTTAAGAAGTTCTTAAATGAAGATGGGGCAATTACGGATTTAAGTAACTACCACAAATCTTTGTTTGCGGCACAAAACATAGACACTATAGCTAGTCACTTTTATGAACAAGGAAAAGCTGATGCTGTGAAAACAGAGTTCGCTAAGTCTAAAAATATTAATTCTGAACCAAGATTATCTCCTGATCCAGATGCAGTATTTTTAGGTGGCATGAAAATAAAAGCGGTTAGTGGAATAAATAGTGCTAAATTAAAAATAAGAAAAAAATAAAAACTCAATATAATGGGACAATTCACAGTGACTAATGCTGGATTATCACCTACTCAAGATCAATCGATCCTTTCTACTAACTATTTACAGTGGAATGATGCAGCTGGTGCTAATTTTGCAGATTTTGCACAACAATATCTACCTGAGCTCTATGAGCAAGAAGTAGAAAGATTTGGTAACAGAACGTTATCAGGTTTCTTAAGAATGGTTGGCGCTGAAATGCCAATGACATCTGATCAAGTAATTTGGTCTGAACAAAATAGACTACATGTTGGTTATGACAATGTAGACAAAGTTGACAACGTTGCTGGTACAGTTTTCACTGTGCAAGCGCCTCTTGGAGCTGCTCCTAACGAAGTAGTTGTAAGAGTTAACCAAAGTATAGTAGTATTTGATCCAGCTTCTGGATTAACACTAAAAGGTTTGGTTACTGCAGCTGCTAACGATGCTACTCCAGCACCTGGAACTTTTACTTTTACTGCTGTTTGTTATACTGCTGCTACTTTTGGAGCGTTAGGTAACTCAGACTTAAAAGTGTTTGTTTATGGTTCTGACTTTGCTAAAGGTACTGAAGGAATGATAGGTTCTGTTACTCCTCAAGTTACTCAATATAGCAATAGACCAATTATTATCAAAGATAAGTATTTCGTTAATGGTTCTGACACTGCTCAGATCGGTTGGATCGAAGTTGCTACTGAAGATGGTACATCTGGATATTTATGGTACATGAAAGCTGAATCAGAAACTAGATTAAGATATGAAGATTATCTTGAAATGGCAATGGTTGAAGGTGAAAAAGCTACTGCTGCTTCTGGTGTTACTGTTAATACTGCTGCTAATAACTACGGTACAGGTACTGAAGGTTTATTCGCTTCTCTAAATGCTAGAGGTAATGTATATTCTGGATTTGCTGGTGCTGCTGCTCCTGGAGCTGGTGCATTAGGAGATTTTGATGCTATCTTACAACAATTAGATTTACAAGGTGCTATTGAAGAAAACATGTTATTCTTAGACAGAGCTACTGCTCTTGATTTTGATGATATGATTGCTGCTCAAGCTGGTGGAGGTTTTGCTTCTACTGCTGCTGCGTCTTACGGTTTATTTGATAACGAAGCTGAAATGGCTCTTAACTTTGGTTTCTCTGGTTTTAGAAGAGGTTCTTATGACTTTTATAAAACTGACTGGAAATATTTAAATGATGCTTCTACTAGAGGTATGGTTACAAATATTAAAGGTGTGTTAGTTCCTGCTGGAACTTCTACAGTATATGACCAAATGTTAGGATCAAATATTAGACGTCCTTTCTTACACGTAAGATATAGAGCTTCTGAAACTGATGATAGAAGAATGAAGTCATGGATCACTGGTTCTGTTGGTGGTGCTTATACTTCTTCTCTTGATGCTATGGAAGTACACTATCTATCTGAAAGATGTTTAGTAACACAAGCTGCTAACAATTTTGTATTGTTTACATCTTAATTAATTATTAACATTTAAAAGATTTAAGAAAATGGCACAATTATATATAGAAGATGCGCATAATAGCATCGAAGAAGTAGTATTTTTAGACGGCGTTGTTAAAATTGCTGGTGCTACAAATACTTGTACTATAAGCTACGGAAACGCTGCTTTAAGTTCTGTTGTGATTACTTCAGCATCAAATGGTGCAGAAATTACAAAAAGAGTAAAAGCTGCTATCAAGAAAGTTGATGGTGGTGGTGGTGTTGCTGTAGATATGTCAGGCGTAGCTACAACTACTCCTGGAATAGCTGTTACAGTTTAACAACTAAATAATAAGATCCCGCTTAGGCGGGGTCTTTTTTAATTATTATATTATATTATATTATGGAAAAAACAAACAAAAAACCTGCAGCAAAAGCTGTAGAAACGGTTGAAAAAATCGTTGAAACTCCTAAAGTAGAAAAAGATACTTGGGAAATAAAAGATAGACTTTATTATCTTACACACGATTATGCACCGTTAACTTACACTTTGCCTTCAAGACATACAAGAAGATTTCCTTTATTGTGGTTTGACCCTAAAGAAGGTAAACAAAAAGAAATTAGACATGCTTCTAACCAGAACAGTCCATTTGTTGAAGAGCAAAAAGGCGAATGTACTCTAGAGCATATAATATTTAAAGATGGAACTTTATTTGTTCCTAAAGAAAAACAGTCTTTACAGAAATTATTATCTATATATCATCCACAATTAAATAAAAGATATGAAGAGAAAGATGATGTTAAAGAAGCTATTGATGATTTAGAATATTTAGAATACGAGTTTCAAGCATTATCTTTATCTAGAGAACTAGATATTGACCATGCAGAAGCTATATTAAGAACTGAAATTGGTTCTGAAGTTAGTAAGATGAGTTCTAAAGAGCTTAAAAGAGATTTATTAGTATTTGCTAAAAGTAATCCTACTTTGTTCTTACAACTTGCTAATGATGAAAATATACAACTAAGAAACATTGCTGTAAAAGCAACTGAAGAACGTATAATTACATTATCACAAGATCAAAGAACATTCTCTTGGGCTTCTAATGGTAAAAAATTAATGAAAGTACCTTTTGAAGAAAACCCATACTCAGCGTTTGCTGCTTTTTTAAAGACAGACGAAGGAGTTGAAGTTTTTAAATCAATCGAGAAAAAACTTAAATAACAAGTGATTATAAATAAGGGTGGTTTTATCGCCACCCTTTTTTTTTAAAAATATTAGAATGGCAATAAACGTAAATACGGTATATACCACAGTGTTAACTGTCTTGAATAAAGAACAAAGAGGATATTTAACGCCTGATGAGTTTAATAAAGTAGGTGCTCAAGCTCAGTTAGAGATATTTGAAGACTTTTTTGAACAATATAACCAATACATACGTATGCCAAAAACAGATGTAGAGTTTGCTTCTCGTATGGACAAAATGAAAGACGAGTTTCAAATATTTGAAAAAAACGCAGCTGCATCTGCTGTTACTGGTAATGTATACACTTTACCAACTGACCTACATAGGTTTGGATCAGCTTTTTACGAAAAAGCAATAGGATCTCCTGAAATAGAAATAGTTAGCAAAAGAGAATACCATCAACAAGTTCTTTCACCGTTACTGCAACCAAGCATTAATAATCCAATAGCTATTTATCAACAAAACAAATTAACGGTTTATCCAGCTGTATCAACTCCGTCTACTGCTGACATAGGTTTTAATTATATAAGAAAACCACTTGATCCTATATGGGGATATGGAGTTGGAAATTTAGGTCAATACATATGGGACGGGACACCTGGTTTTAGTTTAACACCTGTTATACCAGCAACTGGATCAGTTAACTTTGAAATAAGTGAAATGCAGCAAACTGAACTTATATTAAAAATATTACAATATGCAGGAGTTATAATAAGAGACCAGGCGGTTATACAAGCAGCTTCGTCTCAATTAAACCAAGATACTCAAAATGAAAAATCATAATAAATGGGATTAATAACTGAAACAAACGCACAATATTATTCTGGTCAACAATTATTTTCTGCATTATCAAGTGTAGCTAATCCTACGTTTACATGCACGTTTAATACTAATGTTGTTAGTGCTTATAACAGTGCTGGATTACAAATATCTCAAGCTTCTAATTATACTATATTTTTAGATGGTGTTGCTCAAGCAGAAAACTTATCTTATATATCTGACGCTGTGAATAATATTATAACACTTACTGGAACATACACAGCTGCAAGTGTATATGTGCAGTTAAAACAACCAGCTATAAATAAGAACTATAATAGTTACGCTTACATAAGCTTAAAAGATGTAGTAAATAATTTTATTGTTGGTTATGTTGGTATGGATAAAATTATACCAAGAGTAAAGAGATCTGACGTTGTATTCCATGCTAAAAGAGGTTTACAAGAATTTAGTTATGACACTTTAAAAAGTATTAAATCACAAGAACTAACTATACCACCTAGTTTGTCTATACCAATTCCACAAGACTATGTTAATTATGTTAGAGTATCATGGATTGATAACCAAGGTGTGCAACATATAATATATCCAGTAAATAATATAACTACAAACCCATATAATATACCAATTCAAGACGCTCAAGGGGTTCCTACTCAGAACAATTATAGTCAAAACAACTTAGCTTCTCAATCTGAAACAGAGCAAAGATGGCAAACAAATAATACTGATAACATAGTAGGCGACGGAGATATGGAAAACATGTATGTATTTGATTACGCTTGGTGGAAATTAAATTATGGAAGAAGATTTGGGTTAGAACCTCAAATATCTCAAGAGAATGGTTGGTTTAGCATCAACGAAAGATTAGGTACTTTTTCTTTCTCTAGTGATCTAGCTGATAAATTAATAGTATTAGAATACATTTCTGATGGTTTAGCCTACGATTTAGACACTAAAATACCTAAGATGGCAGAAGACGCTATGTATGCACATATAGCTTATTCTATAATGGCTAGTAGAACCAACGTTCAAGAGTTTCAAGTTGCTAGATTTAAAAGAGATAGATCTGCTAAATTAAGAAATGCTAAAATAAGATTATCAAATATTAAACTTGGAGAAATAGCTCAAGTAATGAGAGGTAAATCTAAGTGGATAAAACACTAATATGCCAGAAGTAAGGAATTTATTTACCGGGTCTAAAATGAACAAAGACCTAGATGAAAGACTGCTACCTCAAGGAGAGTATAGAGATGGTCAAAATATATCTGTAAGTAAAAGTGAAGGTCCTGACGAAGGAGTAGTAGAAAACATACTCGGTAATTCACAGTATTCAAATTTTGGATTTGCAAGTAATACTGAAATAATAGGTTATTATGTAGATACTAATAAAGATAGAATATATATATTTGCAACCAACTTTAATGATTCTTCACCTAATAATTTAAGCAACTTTCCAGTTGACAGTGTACCTCATCCAGCAGGTGGAACTATAGCTGGCGCTAATTGTTACATAGCGTACATTGAAGGACCATTAGCAGGTGGAAATGCTGCTAGTGGCATTATAGTTCAAGGCGCTTTTTTAAATTTTTCTAAAACACACCCAATGCTTGGTGTTGATTTAATAGAGGATTTGTTGTTTTTTACAGATAACAGGAATCAACCTAGAAAAATAAATGTAGAAACAGCCATAGCCAATCCAACTTACTATACTAACGAAGATCATGTATCTGTAGCTAAATATGCACCTTATGATCCTATATCTTTCGTAGATCCAACTACTGATTTACCTACTGCTAAAGATACTTTAAGCGAATATTTACCGGCTAACTCAGCTTGTGTAGTAGATTCTATAACATCTAGTGCTATAGTTTTAGAGTATGGAACATTAGATATAGATATTAATAATACTACTACAAGATTTTTAAATATAGATAAACCAGAATTAGGTTATTTTAAAATAACTAACATCTTTGGTAATGCAGCTAATGGTGTAACATTTGGTAATATAGAGTTTGAATATCCTATAGGTTCTGGATATAATGCTACGCAGTCAATGGCCGCTGCTAATGCTGCTGCGGTTGCGTTTTATGGTTCTGGATCAGCTTTTACCGCAAATAATATATTACAGTTAGAAGAATTAAATCCTGATTACAACGTAAACTTTGATGGTGATGAAAACTATTTAAAAGACAAGTTTGTTAGATTTAGCTATAGGTTTAAATACGACGATAATGAATACTCTTTGATGGCTCCGTTTAGTCAGCCTTTGTTTGTACCAAAACAATATGGTTATTTTTTAGACAGTGCATACAATAAATCTCAAACAAGAAGAGATGAAAAAAATACTGCTGAAAGTGGTGTTTTAAAACTAATGGAAAACCAAATTACAAAAGCTGGATTAGTAATAAATTTACCACCAAAATTTAACGTCAATGTGCTTTCTGGAAGTGCTAGAGCTATTCAAAATGAATTAGCAAATGAATTTAAAATAAATCAAGTTCAAATACTTTTAAAAGAATCTACTAGTAATGCTATAAGAGTTGTAGATGAAATAAATGTAGAGAAAAACTTTACATCTTCTTCGTTAAGATATTATATATATGATTATGTATCAAATAAACCTTATAAACTTTTACCTAATGAAGTATCATTAAGAATACATGACAAAGTTCCAATTAAAGCCGCTGCTCAAGCTACTGCTGGTAATAGAATTATTTATGGTAACTTTATTGAAAAGCACGCTTCGCCTGAAAATTTAAATTATAATTTAGGTATAAGTGAAAAATTTGCTGATGGAGATCCTAATCTTGCTAATCCAGAACGAAGTAGAGTAAGAAGAGAGTATATTAATCATACTGTAAAACAGAATAGATCTTATAAAGTTGGTATTGTTTTAGTAGATAGATATGGTAGATCTTCAAATGTTATATTAAGAGATGAAGCTGTAAATGTAGGTGTTGCTGGTGAGTTTGGCAGTTTATATGCGCCTTATGAAAACGTTGAAAGTGTTTTAAACTGGCCAGGTAATAGTTTAAAAATACAGTTTAATGATTTAATACCAACTAACAAGGCGGATGGTTATCCAGGTATCTTTAGTGCAACTAATCCATTAGGGTATTTAAGCTATAAAGTAGTAGTACAACAAAAAGAGCAAGAATATTATAATGTATTTACGCCTGGAGCAACTTCTGGAAAAATAGTATTTAAAGGAGAGATTGGAACAGAAGGACATGCTGGTGTAGGAAACTTGTTATATAATAACGCTGCTTCTGTTTCCAATATAGTCTTATATGGTGACAATGTTAATAAAGTTCCTAAACAATTAAGTGATGTTGGGCCAACTGAAACTATATATGGTAGCGAAACGTTATTGTATCCTAGAGTTGTTACAAAATATATTGCTAATGCTACAAACTACCCTACTGTGTGGAATCCAACTCCAGCCTGGTCAGAGTCTTCTCAAGTTACTTTTAAAAATGAATTTACAATAAACTCAATATTATCTTTTAAAGATTTAGGCAGTTGGGTAACTAATAGAGATGTTCCTAAAAACAAAACAGTTTATCCTCATTTTGGAACTACTTACGTTGATCCTTTATATTTAGACGCTTCTGCAAATCCGTTTGTAGCTCAATTAGAAACAAGTTTTTTAGTTGGATTTGCGCCTAGCGTACAACAAGATGTTGTTGGCAATGAGGTAAGATCTTTCTCTAAAAACTTAAACGTTTTTGAAACAAATCCAGTAGAGTCAGAGCTAGATATATATTGGGAAAGTAGTACGTCTGGAACTATAGCTGAATTAAATCAATATGTAAATAATGGAGCTACTGGAGGTATAGGCGTAGACATAGGTACTCCAACATCTCCACCACAGCCAGTAGCTTTTTCATTAGAAGAAACTCAAGTACCTAGTGGTACTTCTTGGATAGGTGGAGAGTTTCAAGCTGTAGATGCTAACAACTCTTTAATGACTATTGGTACTATAGAGTTAGCAAGTGTTACAGATGGTAATGGTGCTGTATTAAATCCAGCCCCTTTTGATCTTGTAAATACAACTGGACTAAGGTATAGGTTAAGATCTAATACATATTTTTACTATGGATCTGATGTAAGCTCAAGAACTTTTAATATAGGTTTAAGAATACTCGCTAATGGTGATAATATAATAACTAAAACATGTTTATTAACTAATGAAAAACCAACTATAAATCCTGCACCAAGTACACTTGGATTTACTTGGTATGAAGGTGAAAATGGAAACCCTAGTCCTAGCTTAGGTGGTGGTGTAGATAATCCTTTTCCCGTGTGGGCTTTTCCTCCTACTGGTCAAATAGGACCTAATAGTAGTTTAGGAGCTTACAATACTCAAACCACTGTGTTTAATGGATCTGCAAGTACTAGTTTTGATAATTTAGAGGTTTTAGTAGAACAAGCTGGAACTACCTTAACTAATAGTTTGTTTTATCTTAACACTGTAACTCCTGATACTACTCTTAAGCTAGTCAATAATGCTTACTTTATAGATCAAGTTAAAAATAATGATGGTGCAAAACATTTGTTAAAAATATCAGTAAAAGATTGTAATGGATTAACAGGATCTATTACTACTTATTATTCAGCTTGGATACAAATACAATAATATGGCATATTACAAATTAGAAGTTAATTATTTTAATTCTTTTTGGCTAAAAAAGACTATATATACTGGAACACCTGGCGCTTTAGCTACATCTAGAGGCGTTCCTTATGATTATAATAATTTTGCTACACCACAACCATGGAGAGGTGGTATTGCTTCTGTATTTCCAGGATTACCTTGGAATCCAACAAACTTTCCAACGTTTCCGTCTGGATGCGGAAGCGAACCTAGTTCACCTGTTTTTTCAACAAGTGGTTATGATGAGGTAGAAAATTGGTTTATAGAAGGCTCTAGGTATCAAGAAGATTTTAATGCTACTTCAGTGGATTATGGTGCTAAAGCGTATTTAAAAGAAGATTTTAACAACCAAGAAACAAGGCCAAATGCTTTAATATATTCAGGTATATACAACTCTAGAACTGGCATTAATGAAACTAATGTTTTTTCAGTTGGTGAAAATATAACTAGAGCTGCTGATCCACAAAAAGGTAGTATACAAAAATTATACGCTGAAGATACTAATTTAATTGTATTTCAAGAAGATAAAATTAATAGAGCTTTAATAGATAAAGACACTATATACACTGCTGAAGGTGGTACTCAAACTTTACCACCCGGTACTGTTATTGGTCAACTAAGCCCATATGCTGGAGAATTTGGAATAAGTAAAAATCCAGAGTCATTTGCTGTTTATGGTTTTAGAAAATATTTTGCAGACAAAGATAGAGGCTCTATATTAAGACTGTCTGGAGATGGTATAACAGAAATATCTGAAAATGGATTATCTAACTTTTTTAGAGATAAATTAAAAGATATAAACGAAAACTTAGAAGCTGTAGACATTTCTACTGTTTTTGGAAATGTACAAGATCCAGGTGGAGGTGGAATACCACCATACATATTAGTTACTGGAAATCCTAATATAGAAATAGGGTCACAGTTGATAATAAATGGAGTTGAGTATGATATATACGTTATAGGTTATCAAAGTAATTATGTTGCTTTATCACAAATACTAAATATAACAATACCTAATGATTCACCATTGTCTTTTAGAACTTTTGATAAAGATAAAATACAAGGCGGATGGGATATACATGATAGAGAATATGTTGTTTCTATGCAAAAAGCCGGAACTTCTACTTTTTCAAATGATGTTAACAATTACTACACTTTAGCTTGGGATGAAAACGTTTTAGGTTGGCCAACTTTTTACAGTTATAAACCTAACAATATATTTAGTTTAAAAAATACTTATTTCACTACTAATTCTTCTGAAATATATGAACATTATTTTACTGGCGCGTCTAATAATAGAAATGTGTACTATGGCGCAGCGCCTGCTGCTTCTTCTTTAACATTTGTTTTTAATCCTCAAGTAAATATAAACAAAAACTTTTTAACTATAGGTTACGAAGGAAGTAACGGGTGGAAAGGTCAAAGTTTTATATCTGACGAACAAGGCAAGCAATTAGTTAATGATAACTATATAAATTCATCAGCTAGTATATCAGAATATGTAAATTATACAGATAATAGTGTAATTATAAATAGTTACTACGAAGGTGCTTATGATAACTTTGGAAACGAGTTTCCAGCATCATTAACTCCACCAATACAAAGAGCTGGTTTTACACTAAAAGAAGGCAAATATGTATCTAATATTAGAAATAATAGTACAGCTAGAGTTGGTGAAGTATCTTTTGGTAGTTCAATATCTGGAATTAAAGGATATTTTGCAACAGTAACGCTACAAACAGACGATACTACAGATTTAGGTGGATCTAAACAAATCTTTGCAGCATCAACTAACATAAATGTATCGTCACAATAAAATTAAATGGAATTAAATATTAGAAAGTTAAAACAAGATGATTTAACTTTTATAAAAAAATGGTGGGAAGCTTGGCCTGAATGGGTGTCTCCTGCCGATGATTTTTTACCTGAAACAGGTGTTGTTGTTGAAAACAACGGCAAACCTGTAGTAGCTGGATTCATATACTTAACAAATGCTAAAGTAGCTTTATTAGAGTGGATAATATCAGATCCAGAATATAGAGAAGATAATAGAAAACAAGCTTTAGAGTTATTAATAACTGGAGCTGAAGAAATTATAAAAGATCTTGATTACAAGTATTTTTTTAGCATATGTAGACATAAAAGTTTAATAGAAACACATAAAAAATTAGGATGGCACGTAGATGAAAAGCCGTCTCATGAACTAGTTAAAATTTTAAAATAATAAATATGGCAGTAGCAACATCAATATTAGTAGGCGCAGCAGTTGTAGCAGTAGGTGCTAGTGCAGCAACAGCTATAGATGCTAATAAAAAAGAAAAAGACGCTAAAGCAGAACAAAAAATACTTAAAGATTCTATAGCGGATCAAGAAAAAGCTTTACAAAAAATAGGTAATCCTTATGCTAATTTAGGTGTTGCAGCTAAAGCTTCTGAGTTTCAAGCTGAGCAAGCTGATATATCACTAGCCAACACTCTAGACACTATTAGAGCTACTGGTGGTGGATCAGGTGGAGCAACAGCACTAGCTCAAGCAGCTTTAACTAGCAAGCAAGGTATTTCAGCTGATTTACAAAGACAAGAGGCAGCTAATCAAAAACTATACGCTCAAGGTGAAGATACTAGATTTTCAAGACAAGAATCAAGAGATTTAATGAAGTTAGATAGAACGCAAGCTATGCTTGACCAAGAAAGACAAACAGAAGTTGCTATGAGAGGCGCTAAGTACGAAGCATTTGGAAATATTGCAGGTACAGCCACTAGCGTGCTTTCAGCAGGCGCAGGGCAATAAATATATAAATATATGGGAACTTACAGACAACCAGCAATAATAGACGAATCAGCAGCTTTAAAACAAGCCAACGCTGAAATATCAAAATTTAACGATTCTATTGCTAAAATGGGCGATAGCGCAGATCCTTGTATAGGTCTTGAGGGAGAAGAACTGAAAGCATGTAGAGCTAAAAACAATGAAGCAGTCGGTTTTAAAACGCTTCAAGCTCAAAATGAAAAAATATTAGATGAATTAGATTTATTTAAAGCACAGCAAAATAAATCGCAAGTTGCTGATTTAAAAAAACCCTCTGCTCCCAATGCTTTTTTACAACAGTTAGGTATGGACGCTAAGGACAAGTATCTAAAACATGTTGCTGAAGGAAATAAGTTTGCAGCAAGTCAAATGCTAAAACTAGCAGATGGTTTAAAAGGAACTATGACAGGTTTGAACAACATGAAAAACGAACTTACAGCTTCATTAGATGTTCCAAGAGGAGGTCCTAAATCTGTCAATGCTCATTTAATTGACAATGATATATTTAAAATGGGTAAAAATCTAGTGATGGATCCAGAGTTTAAAAACTTTGAAGCATCATTAAATGAAGACGGTACTTCAATAGAGTTTGGATTAAAAGGAGGAGCTAAGTTTGATATGAACAAATTTAATGCAAACTTAATTTCACCAAATGGTGTTAGTCTAATACAAACTAACGGAGACATGGCTGATGTTACTAAAAATATGGCAGCTGGTGGTGAAAACAAACAAACTATAGTAGAAAAAGTATTTGAAACTAAAGGTATAAAACCTAATGAACAAGGTATAATAACATTTGAAGATGGCAATAGCGTATTAGATGAAATTGCTAATTACGATCAAGAAGCTATATTAAATAACCAAGATTATTCTACAAGTATATATCCACAAGTCTTAGATCAAACTTTAGCTGTTTACAATGAAGTAAAAGATAAAGATGGTAATTCTTTAGACCCAATACAAAGTCAAATTAAAAACCTATGGGATAATAATCCTTACGGTATGAAAGATCCAGTAAATGATTATAAGAAAAACGGATCAGCAATAATTGGAAACTATGTTGGTGCTCAAGTAGCTGTTAATAGACAAAACTCTCCAGAAGTTATTTTTGATAGAAAAATTGTACAACTAGGACTAAATGAAGCTTATGCTAGAGAATTTGCTAGACCTATTATAGAAACAAAGCCAGAAGTTGAGGCTGAGGTTTTAGATATGACAACTGCTAAAGATCAACGTAAAGCAAAAAAACTTGATAGAAGAAAAGATGATCTCCCACTTGAGGAAAAATTAAATCAAATGACTGAAAGTAATAGAAATCAATTAGCTGTTACCCGTTTTAATGAAAATTTAACTGACGATATAGTTGAATTTAATTCAGATGAAAAATTAAATACTATAGATTAATATGGCAACCCCACCAAAAAATAAATCAAATAGATTTGGACTTTTCGGAGGCTTCAAAGGCTCTAAGTCTCAAAAGCAAAAACCTAAAAATGTTAGACTTGCTGAAAAAGATGCTAAAAGAAGAAAAAAAGAGCAAGAAAAACAACAAAAAGCAGCTACTAAAGCTGCAAAGCCAACTAAAGTAAAAACTGGTAAAACTCCTACTAGTAAGATACCAACTGTATCTACGTCAACTTCAAAACTAACATCTACAGATTATAAACCTCATTTTAGAAAAAAGAGACAAGCTAGAAAAGTTAAAATCATAGGTAAACTAGAAGAATCCTTACCTGCGGTTATAGAGCCTTCGACTGTTATTGATACTGGTAATAAAAAGTTAGATGCTTATGTTAAAGACACTATTGATAATTGGTATGAGGGACCATTAGATAAAAATGATATAGAAGGTATTGAAAAAAGAAAACAAGGTTTAACTATAGAGGAAATTACATCTATTGTTTCTAAGGACTTAGACATTGATTCAGTAACTAATTTAAACTTAGGTGACGAGCCAGGTGAAAAACCTTATATAGAATTAGAAGAAATAGATCAAAATACAGCTGATTTTATAAGACAAAATAATCAAACAGTTGGTCCAACTGGAGAAACTAAACAAGCAATTGGTTTTATACCAGGTGATTCTAAAGAAAAAGTATCTGTAGTTAAAGCAACTCCTATTCCAGGCATGTTTAAACCAGATGGTAAAGGTGGTTATGAAGCTCTTAAAGAAAAGCAAGAAGTGGTAATACAGCAAGATATTGGGAATGATGATAGAGTTGTAATAGCAGATAAAGCTGGAAACATAGAAACACAAGCTAACCAAGGTCAAGAATATACTTTGCCTGAATTTGAAGTTGCAGTAACTAAAGAAGAGTTAAGTAAGTGGAAAAAAGATGCTTACTGGAACTCTCAAGTGCAGAAATATAAAGATGATTGGTATAATCCAGATCCTAGCACTTTCTTTATTGAAGAAATGAAAGAAGAAGGTGGAGAACTTATTGAAGATGTTTTTGTAGGACCAAATGAATCTTCTTTTGAAAGTTCTATTTCTAATTTACCTAGCATGGATGAGATTGGTGCTGAAAAGCTTTGGGATAAGTTTAATGATTCAGAATTTAGAGCACATGGTTTTAAATATGAAAACGGAAAACTTTATGCTAATGTTAAAGATGAAAACATTTTTAACGAAACACCAAGAGAAGATGTAATTTTAGATATATATGACGGTGAACCTTTAGACGTTAATGGAGAAGTAGCAAAGTCTATAGATGTTGATGCTTT